CCGCTTTTAGAGACCCCCCCTCACCTTGCCCCCCCCTCTGTCTCATCACGCTGCCTGGTTGATCTTGTTGCGCTATCGTACCTCTCTCGAAATGGACGCTTCAAATCCTGTTGTTGATTCTTCGAAGAGGAGGGTTCGTGACATTATCACGGATGTGGTGACTAGGAGGCGGCAGGATCTCCGCTACCTCTCGACCGTTGTGTCGGGGGCCAGGCGGATTTACCTGTCGTCCCTGGATCGGAGGGAGGCAGGTGACCGGGTCCTCGAGTCTGAAATGACGGCCTTCGAGGAGGCTGTCCCCGACGTCGACCCGGTCGCCCCGAAGGACGAGGCATTCGCCGAGTTCCTTCGTGTGGTGGACTCCGTGCCGGTGTCGGGGATACTCCTCGATGGCCGCCCATTGCACATGCCTGGAGTCCATCAGAAACAGGGCCTTGTGACAACGGCCCGGACCTACGGCGGCTCCCAAATCGACCGGGAGTTTGTACGCAGGATGCTAGAATATCGCTCCGTCGATGAGATCCTACCACATGTCACAACAGTCTACACCCGTGGGACAGGGTCCGGATTTGTCAACCGTCTCCGAACCCTGACCTCGCGGAAGGTGCCCAAGACCTCAAAGGCCCTTGGCCTCAGTCGTCCGAAGATGATCCTGGAGTTTGCAAAGCTTCTCCCGGTGGACATTGAGAAAATAAAAGCCAGGGCCGTTACGTGGCACGACGACCTCGCAGAACAGCTAGACGAGCTTAGGATCTCAGCAAGATCAGGCGCCGGGGCTCCCTATTGGACCTCCAAACCGGAGGCGCTAAAGCCCATGCTGGAGGCAGTCCTACCGATGCTCCACGAAGCAATTAGCGACGGCACCCTGCCCAGGTTGAGAGCGGAACAACCCGAACTCTTCCTGGGTGAGGTAAAGAACAAGCTCGATCGCTACGATCTGGCCAAGCTTGACGACAAGACGCGGCCATACTTCTCCCTCCCATTCCACCTTCAGGCCCTATTTTCCATGATGTCGCAGCCGTTTACCGACGCGCTTGAGCTCTTCCATTCAGGTAGGGGCGTCAACGCGTATGGTTTCTCCTGGGCTCATGGAGGAGGCCAGAAGATGCTGGAGTGGGCGAGGGAATGCCGCAATATTGAGTCAGGCGGAAAACCCCGGTACTGCGTGTATGGCGACGATGTCGACATATACTACAGAACCGGGGGCCAGCTCATGAGAATTTCTCCCGATTTCAAACAGATGGACGGGAGCGTGGACGACGACATAATCTCTCTAGCTGTCGACTATGTCGTAGAGGTGCTCTGCCTCGCGTGGGGGGAGAACCCGTTCTTCCGTCGTGTGGCAGATCTCTGGAAGGAGTATGCCACGAATCCTCCCTTTCTGATCCATGGTGATCGGGTCTATATGAAGAATCAGAGGGAGGGCCTGATGACTGGAGTAGTAGGCACGACTTTCTTCGATACAGCCAAGAGTGCCTTTGCGTACAGTGCGTGGGTTGAACAGATCCAGTACGGACAGCGCGAGCTGCTCACATCCGAGCAAGCAACAGCCTATTTCAAACAGAAGTTCGGGCTCGTCATCAAAGAGGGCACTTGGAAGCCCACCCGGGTTCAAGAAGAGCCGGTTCCCGGCCGGCTCGTCAACGAGAACAAGTTCCTGGGTATGATGATGATGTACCGAGGCGGCCCCACAAGAACAGAGCCGGTGCCGTATCTCCCCGATGATGAGTGGACCAACTTGATCATGGTCCCTCGTGATGACCCCGAGAACTTTCGGCGTGGGAGGCCCAAAGACTCCCAGCTGACTGTGTCCCGGCGGTGGTATGATAGAGCGCGGGGTTACATGGTAACGGGCGCGTTCTCAAACCCGCTTATCCGTGATTGGATTCACGGGTTTGTGAACGGGCTCGATCCTGTCTCCATTGTCATGAATGTCCAGGAGGGCGATGGAAGGGGAGCTCCCCCTGATTCCGCCTTTCTGGAAGACTTTCAGTACCCCGACTCGGCCGGGTTTCCGACCGAGGAGTGGTGCGAGAACCTTTACTTCTCTTCCGACAACCAGTGGCCCGAGGCCGCGTGGGTACATCTCATCGCGGACGTTGAGGAGCGCCTGGAGTCGTTTAGGGCCAACTATAGGCCAATGGCTCCTAAGATGGCGGTGCTCGAGGTGGCATCGGGCCACCCGGAGAAGCGTGGCGTGGTTCACGCCGCTCAGCAGATAATTGAGTGGGAGGAGACCGAAGATCTGGTCGACTTCTCCTACGAGGTTGAGCGGATGACCCCTATTTCGGGGCCAGAACCCAAACCTTGGCGAGCGCAACATCCGCGCAGCAAAATCGTGAACATGTCCCGCGGAAAAGCTGTGGGAGAGGCTAAACGCCTCCCCACCCAACGGGAGGTTTTCTGGGAATTCTTCGAGACCAAAGTGGCTCCCGAGCCGGCCCCACGGCTGGAGCTCGGAAAGATACCCTCTGCCCTTTGGGTCGATCTCGTCGAGATCTCCAGACAGGTCGGGTTTAAGGTTTACTCGACCCCCGTTCTCGCCGTTAGGAAGATAGCGGCGAGCACGGGTCTCTCACCGGAACGCGTCGAATCCCTTGCGAGGGAATGCGGCCTTTACGTCCTGGGCCGTAGAGAGAAGTTCGTGACAAAAGTTCGGCTCATATCCGGCGAGCCTTTCCTGCAAAAACAACAGGCTAAGCAGGAGGCCGAAAATAAGAAGGCCGTCGGTGTTGTTTCGGAGAAGACAACCCCAGCCCTACGCGTCCTGAAGCACTCGGAGCCAGCCGAGCCTCTGACTGTTTTGGTAGTGCGCAATGAACATGCCACCCCCCCACCTCTGTCAAGAACTACGCGGTGGAGGGGGTCCCAGTCCGCGGCGAATTCCCTGAACGAGCTTTTCCAAGCCAATCAGCTCGTGATGAAGATCCATAGCAGGAACGTCGTGAAGAAGGGAGAGCCCCAACAGGTCGAAACGCAGCTCGCGTGGCGCCATGTGAAGGACCCAGGGAGGCCCTTCACCTGGTTCATGCGCGCGCTTGGGGGCGGCACCCGCCAGAACGTGAGAGACCTCTATGATGCTGTGGTGGCCTATTTTGACCTCCACAGCCTCAGAAGTGAGTCCCATTCGGGCTGGACCTTCGACCCCTGTGCGGCCCCGAAGCCGCCCCAGCTATGGGCGGACGAGGTCGCGGGGGAGGAGAGGGCACGGCTCGTGGACTCGAGAGGAAAGCTTTTCTCCGTTCGAGGCCCCTATCTATATCCCGAACGCGAGCTCGGCCCCTGGTTGGCGATAGACCAGGGGAAAGCTGTCATTGAGAACGTCCGCTGGAAGCAACGGCGATCAGAGACACTAGCCGGCTTTCTCAGGCGTACTGTGAAAAGACTCGCAACTCATGGCTTGACGGTTTCTGCCAAGACCCCAAAGTCTCAACCCATCGATCTATCCCCAAAGAAACCCAAGCCAGAATGACCGGAAGAAGAGCCAACAGCAGCAGCGAGAAGCTTAAGCGTGAAATCGCCAACTTACAACGACGGCTTGCAACTTCGACCATCAGTTCTAATGGCCCACGATCAGGCCGACGGCGTCGTAGAGGAGGAAATGGAAATGGAGGAGGTGGACCTTCTGTGCCTGCCGCCATGGGTTCCAATCCGCGCCCTTCAAGAGGCAGACGAGGTGGAGCCAGAACCCGCGTGGGTAATGGCGGTCGTATCGTACTTACAAGGGATGAGCTCTTGGTTACGGTCGCGACTACACCGGATAAGAACGAGTCTGTTTTCTCGAAGGACCTCGTCCCCTCCCCTGGGGTTATGCCATTCCTCTTCCGCCTTTCGTCATGTTACCAGCGGATCCGATGGGTGCGCGCCTCAATCTCCTGGCGCCCCTCGTGTGGCACGGCTACCGATGGAATTATATCTTACGGTGTCGCCTTCAACGGCTCCGAGTCCATCAAATCGCGAGATCTCGTTACTTCGCTTACCCCGTGCAACGATCATCCAGTTTGGCAATCGACTGGGATATCTCCGCTTGTCATCCCCGGAGACATGCTCATGTCCCGGAGATGGTACCCCCTAAACGTCACTGGGGGGGATCAATTCGACAAAGGAATGGGAAAGTTTTGCGTTGGACTGACCCATGACGCCGAGAAAGTAGCGAAGTCCAGAGGTGAGTTCTGGATTTCCTACACCGTTGAGATGGAAGGGACAAACCCTGCATAGGATTTGTTCCCGGACCTGGAAACCAGATTCAACATGGTGAATTCTGAGGGGGAGTACATTCTGGAAAAGTTCCAGCACACTCCCTGGAATCTTCACCCCACACCCCATCAGGTTCAAGGAGCTGATGGGTACTCTCAGTATGTGGGGTGGAGGCCCTCCCCCTCGGGGCCTCCGACTCTCTTCGACGCAGTCTCTCTCTCCGTTGGTAATTCCGCGGGGTTTGCAGACGCTTCCCTCCAAAATCTGGACGTCGAGGAGCCGAAGGTTGATTTCGTCTTCAATTTGCAGCCCCTAGATTTGTTGCAACCCAACATTCCCTCGATAGTTAGGTTGACTTTCACCCTGACATTTGAGCGGATGAACATCCCGGCCGAAGAAAACAAATACGACTGGGTGTTTGATCTTTCAGATCTGTTGGACCATGTTGAGGTCCTTCCTACCTCCTCGCTCGTCGTGAACCCGCATCTGCGGCAGTTCACGAAGACCTTTTGGGGTTTCACCAAGAGGTATGCGCGCGGATACATCCCGAAGGTTGTGGTGAGCATGGTCTCCCACTTCGGGGTGGAGGCAGAAGACACATTCGTTGGAAGGATTAGAGGTGCATGTGAGTGGATGTCCACATCCCTCGCCCTGTTTACAGGTCCGGTAGTTCGCGAGCCCGCGCGGTCCTTTGCGTATCTGTGGGAGCTGAATCTTTTAAAGAAGAGGCACTCGCGGCCACTCGACCCCGTGGATGACTCGCTCGAGTTTGTTCTCTTGGATGCCTCCTAGCTTAATGGATAGAGCACCACCAATCGAAGGTGGAGATCCGGGA